GGTTTGCGGAGAAGTGGAAAGAGGAGAGGGAAAATGACAACAATGGAGTGGAGAGAAGTATGCCCTGAACAATCTGACTGGAAAAGACAGATTGATATAATGGCGTACTATGGCAGTCAGAAAATAGGAAGTATTATACTTTATGATGATGAGAGAAGCTGGAATTGTGTTATTGATGGCAACATTGATTTTTTAGATGCTGAAACAGAACAAGAGGCGAAGAAAGAAATGGCTGAAAGGTTAGAAGGACATTTCGAGGATGAAATCAATTATTACAGAGAATTGATAGAAAGCATTGATGAATTGAATGAAGAATAGTCATGGACGGTGATTAAATGGACAAACTTACGCCGAAGCAGAAAGATCAAAACTTTATAACATGATTATGTGTATGGAGGATTGATATTATGAGCATGATTAGTGAACAGGTAAAGGAATTGAGGGAACTTGAAGAAGATTGCAAATGCGAGAATGAAGAAGATGAAATTGTCAGGCAGCTGCAGTATGCCGTCAACACCAGAGAAGCCTTATCCGCCAAACCGCAAGCGGCAAATATGGAGCAGGATTTAAAGGAATGCATTGCAGAGGTAAAGAACAGCGATATACCAAATCCATCAAAGAAAAAGATTATGAATGTTTTGTATGAGCGGATGCATAAAGGCGGGTGGATTCCATTTGATGAAGGGTTGCTGGAGAAGGAAGGCAGATGTATAGACACAGAAGCAGATCTTGTCTCTTGTTATAATATATCAGGACAGATGACAATAGAAGAATATCTGCAGACGGTTTCAGAATGAAAGGAAAAAGGAGAGTGCTTTCGCAACCCTCCCAACAGACAGTTACATTATATCATAATTCGATATGAATTAGAAATAAATTTCAAGGAGGTGCGAAAGCATGGATAGCCAGGAAACAGACAACAGAGCTTTAATAGTCCTGACACATGAGCAATTGAAGGACATTTATGAGAAAGCAGCTGCTATTGGGGCAAAAGAGGCTCTGAAAATGTTTGAGCAGGAACGAAAAAAGGAGCAGGGGAAGAGAACAAATCGGCGGTTGAGGAATACTAAGCTGCTGCTTCGCAATTACCATATGCTGAAAGAGCACGCAGAAAATTCAGTATTTGGAAGAACCCAGATGGAGGAATCTGCAATAGATATTCTGGAATCAATGATGTCAGTTTATGACAATGAGGTTATCATTGAGAGTATCAAACGGAGCGCCACTAGAACCGCAATTATTGTATCTCATATCGAGGTTATGTTTGGATTGTACCATAGCTACTGTGAGCATACATCCAGCCGGGAGATTGATCTTCGCAGATATGAAGTGGCATGGGATATGTATATAGCAGAAAATACGCTAACGGCAAAGGAAATAGCAGAAAAGCAAAATATATCTACCAGGAATGTATATGAGGATATCAGGGTAGCTACGGAAAGACTGTCTGCTCTTATTTTTGGGGTGGATGGCTTGAAAGTTCATTAAATACACCGTCTGCAAAAACTCTTCCTTGATTTTTCATTATAAAAGTGAGAAAATTGTATTTGTAAAATTCTAAATCAAACATCCAGGGAAGTCTGAGACTGGCAGGCTTCCTTTTTTCGTGCAGTTTTTCCGGGAAAGGAGAGAAACAGACACAGGAAAGCATGAAGCTCCTCCAAATAAAAAAGTGGAGGAAAAGCATGAATTATACTTTGATTGTGCTGTTGACCTATGCAGCAGTAATGTTTGGGGTGACAGTATTTATGACAAAAAAAGAAAACAATATCGAGAAGTTCTGTGTCGGCAACAGGAACTCTGGCTGGATGGTGTCGGCATTAAGCATAGCGGCTACATGGATATGGGCGCCTGCTCTGTTCACATCAACCGAAAATGCCTACACGAAGGGCTTTGCAGGGCTCTTCTGGTTTCTGATTCCAAATGTGCTGTGTCTGATATTGTTCATTCCCTTTGCAAAGAAAATAAGGGAAGAGATGCCAGAGGGAATTACGCTGTCCGGCTATATGTATGGGAAATACCACTCCAATGCTGTGAAGAATACATATTTATTCCAGCTTGGTACATTATCAGCATTATCGACAGGAGTGCAGTTGCTGGCGGGCAGTAAGATATTAAGTATGCTTACCGGAATCCCCTTTGCAGTAATGACAATTATTATGGCAGTAATTGCATTTTCTTACTCGCAGTTCTCTGGAATCAAAGCGTCAATAATAACAGATGCGGTTCAAATGGTCTTTATGTCGGCCGCCAGCATCGGTTTTGTTGTCTTTGGTGTAAAGAATGGTGGAGGACTGGAAACACTGGCTACGGGGCTAGGAGGAGCTGCAGGGGATGCTGGAACGCTATTCTCAAAGAGAGGATGGGAAATCTTTTTAGGATTCGGACTCCCTACAACGGTAGGACTTATCTCAGGGCCGTTTGGAGACCAGTGCTTTTGGCAGAGGGCATTTTGTGTCAGGAAAAACAGAATAGGCAGGGCTTTCTTTGTGGGGGCGCTACTGTTTGGAATTGTGCCTTTGTCAATGGGGCTGCTTGGTTTTATCGGTGCTGGCATGGGATATGTCGCAGCGGATACCGGAATAATCAATTTTGAGCTGATAAATACGCTGTTTCCGGTATGGGCAGTTATACCATTTCTGTTTATGATTGTATCTGGGCTGCTGTCTACAATAGACAGTAATCTGTGTGCAATATCATCCCTCACAACAGACGTTTTTAAGGAAAAGACACTTGGAAAAACAAAGTTTGCAATGATTTTATTGTTGGCTATTGGAATTGCCGTGGCCAACATACCAGGCTTGACAGTAACGCACCTGTTTTTGATGTATGGAACATTGAGGGCTGCCACCCTGCTCCCAACAATATTTACCCTCAAAGGAATGGAATTGAAGCCGCAGGGAATTGTTGTAGGGGTTATATCTGCTTTAATTATCGGTTTACCGGTATTCGGATATGGGAATATAAAAGGAATTGCAATTTATAAGACTGCAGGCAGCCTTTTGACGGTTATTCTTTCCGGAGCGGTGGCTTTGGCGGTAAGTGGAAAGAGAGGTGTCCGGAATGGGTGATGTGCTTGGCAGAAAGCAGAGGATAAAAAACTCTGACTGGATAGATACATTTGGGAAAATAGAGCAGATGGTATCGAAGAAAGAACTGGACCAGCTGGTTGAGAGGACAGTAGAGGATATCAAAAGGAAAACCAAAGGGAAGAAAGCCGCATACGCATGGAGTGGTGGGAAGGATTCCTTGGTACTCGGTGAAATCTGTCAGCGGGCAGGGATAATCCCTTGTGTCCTTGTAATTAGCAATTTGGAGTATAAGGCATTTACAGAATGGATAGAAGGGCATAAACCTCCGGAATTGTCCATAATCAACACAGGACAGGATATGAAATGGCTAGCCGCCCATCAGAATATGCTTTTTCCACAGGACAGTAAATTTGCAGCGAGATGGTTTCAAATTGTCCAACACAGAGGCCAGACAAAATATTATAGGGAGTATGAGCTGGATATGCTGCTTCTTGGAAGACGGAGAGCCGACGGAAATTATGTCGGCAGAGAAGATAATATTTATACTAATGTACAGGGAGTGACAAGATACAGTCCTATGTCCGATTGGACACATGAGCAGGTATTGGCATATATCCATTATTACAATTTGGAAATGCCGCCGATTTATGAATGGAAAAATGGCTATCTCTATGGTACGCATCCATGGCCGGCAAGGCAGTGGACAGGAAGCGTGGAAAATGCATGGGCAGAAATATATGAGATTGACAGTTCCATTGTAACCGAAGCCGCAGAATATATCCTAAGTGCAAAAGAATTTTTGGAAAGCCTTAAATAAAATACGCTGACATTTGACAGCACTTGCAGGCAGTTGTTTGCAGGCTGCTTTTTTTGCTGTTTGCAGATAGCATATACATCATACATCAATCGTTCCTTCAATAAATCACAGGAGGAACACGAACTATGGAAATAATCAAAATGAAACTGGCTGACCTTGTCAAGCCGGAGAAGAATGTCAGAATTCATACTGAACAGCAGCTGAAGGAGTTCCAGCGCAGTGTAAAGATGTTTGGACAGATACGCCCTATTGTTGTTGATGAGAATAACGTTATTTTAGCGGGAAATGGTCTGTACGATACCCTTATTGCCATGGGGAAGGAAACGGCAGATGTATATCGGTATGACAATCTCACTGAAAATCAGAAAAAGAAGCTAATGATTGCTGACAATAAGATTTTCAGCCTGGGTATTGAGAATCTGGAAACATTGAACAGTTTTTTGGAGGATCTGCAGGGGGATTTGGATATTCCGGGTTTTGATGAAGAAATCTTAAAGCAGATGGTCTCTGAAGCTGAGGAGATTACAGATAAGCTTTCCGAATACGGAACGCTGGATAGTAGAGAAATCCAGAGTATCAAGGAAAATGCGGAAAAGAAGGAGCAGCGGATACAGAGGATTGAATCGGTACAGGAGCCGGCGGCACAATCGGCCGTTCCGCTACAACAGGACTCTGAGGGGGATAACGAAGAAACCACCGAAGTAAGAAAATTCGTTACCTGTCCAAATTGTGGAGAGAAGATATGGCTGTAAAAAGATGTTTGGCCAGTATTGATGTTGTAGAGGCGGCAAAAATCAGAATCCGGAATGTATTTCGGAATGGTCTGCCAGTGTATATGTCTTTTAGCGGTGGAAAAGACAGTTTGTGCCTGTCACAGCTTGTAATGAATCTAATACTGGCTGGAGAAATCAATCCGGCTCAGCTGACTGTGCAGTTCATTGATGAGGAAGCCATATTCCCATGCATGGAAGAAAAGGTAAGGGAATGGCGAAAGAAATTTATGCTTGTTGGAGCAAAGTTTGAGTGGTTCTGCCTGGAGGTGAAACACTACAACTGCTTTAATGAACTGTCCAACGATGAAACCTTTATCTGTTGGGACAGATATAAAAAAGATGTTTGGGTAAGACAGCCGCCGTCATTTGCCATACGGAATCACCCAATGCTGCATTCCCGCATGGATACATATCAGGATTTCCTGCCGAGAGCGTATGCAGATGGGATTACGATAACTGGAATCAGGGCTGCCGAATCAGTACAGCGTTTGCAGAGTATTGCATCATTGACACGTACAGGGAAAAGAATTACAAAAAGACTTCAAATATTTCCTGTGTATGACTGGCGAGACAACGATGTATGGTTGTATCTTTTCCAAGAAAAGGTAGACATACCTGAGATTTATCTGTTTTTGTGGCAGTCTGGTACACGAAAGAGACAGCTGAGGGTGTCACAGTTCTTTTCCATTGATACAGCCAAAAGTCTTGTGAAAATGAATGAGTATTATCCTGACCTTATGGAGAGGATAGTCAAACGGGAGCCTAATGCATATCTTGCAGCTTTATATTGGGATAGTGAGATGTTTGGAAGAAGCACAACAGCCAGAAAGCAGAATGAGAAAGGAAAAGAGGAAAAAGATTATAAAGCTGCTCTTTTTGAGTTGTTTTCTGATATGGATGGCAACTTTCAATCAAAGCACAAACGATATGTGGCAGAACGGTATAGGAACTTTTTCCTTAGTGTTTCTGTCATAGCAGACAATAAAGACTATAAAGCAATTTATGAAGGACTCATTTCCGGTGACCCGAAACTGCGTTCATACCGGGCATTGTATCAAAAGATATATGGTAAATATGTTACAGTGGCCAAGAAGAAGGAGGGGATGCGAAATGGACAGTAAGATGATAAGTCCCCTTAGTACTCTCCAGTGGATAAACAGGGTTATGGTAAAGCCGAATGATTATAACCCGAACAAAGTATCAAGACAGAATCTGGAACTGCTGAAGCAGTCTATTTTAACTAATGGATGGACGTTGCCGATTGTGGTAAGACCGGATTTTACGATTATTGACGGATTCCATCGTTGGACCGTTGCAGGAGAAGAGCCTCTGGTGTCTATGTTGGAAGGAAAGGTGCCGGTTGTTATTGTAGAGCATAAAGACAAAGCTGGAAATATTTATGGTACCGTAACCCATAATAGGGCGAGAGGTACACATTTGCTGGAGCCTATGAAAGCAATCGTTAAGGAACTGATGGGAGAAGGTAAGACGGTAAAGGAAATAGGAAAGCAGCTTGGTATGAGGCCGGAAGAAATCTTCCGCCTTTCAGAGTTCTCAAAAGAAGACTTTCTGCGGATGATGGTCAAGGGTTACAGCGAGTATAGTAAGGCGGAATTTATAACTAAAATATAGTATTGCATATGTGAAAGCTATTGTCTAAAATTACTGCCTTCATGTTACGAAACAACACAATTAAGGGGGGCGTAGATGTGGCAAGGGCACCTAATGAGGAAACAAAAAAGCTACAGGCAAAGGCAGAATCTCTTTATAAAAATGGGATGAAACTTGTTGATATAGCTAAAAAAATTGGGAAGCCGGATGGGACTGTCCGTCGGTGGAAAAAGGAATGCGGATGGGAAGAAAAAAAGGGTGCAGATTCTAAAAAAAAAGAAAGCGAACGTTCAGTAAAAAAGGATAAGAAAGCGAACGTTCGGAAAAGTGGACCTGGAGCGCCAAAAGGAAACAAGAATGCTGTAGGAAATCATGGCGGAGCACCCAAGAAAAACAGAAATGCAGAAAAGCATGGTTTCTTTTCCAAGTATCTGCCGGATGATGCATTATCTATCCTGGATGATATAGAAAATAAGAATTTCATGGAAATCCTGCTTGAAAACATTCAGTTATCTTATGCTGCTATACTCCGTTCACAAAAAATTATGTTTGTTAAAGATAAAGAGGAACTAATCAAGGAGATAAAAAAGGTCAAAAAGAAGGAAAGTGAAACGAATATTGAGACGGAAGTAGAATGGGAATTTCAATTTTCCTGGGACAGACAGGCAACATTCCTAAGTGCACAGGCTCGGGCCATGTCGGAACTCAGGGCACTGATTAGGCAATATGAAGACAATGCTACAGAGGAACAGATGGCACGAATAGCCAAAATTAAGGCAGAGACAGAACGGATTAAAAACGCTGCCGAAGGAAAACAGAATGAAGAGGTTGATGATTGGATATCAAGCGTAACAGGGGAGTATCCAGAGGAGGATGAAAACGACATATCATGAATGCATCTAAAAGATTACAAAGACGTCGTTTTTTCAATGAACGGATTCCAAAATACCGAAAAAATCCAGTATTTTTTGCGAATGAAGTATTGCGATTCGAACCAGATGAATGGCAGCAGGAAGCACTGATGGACCTTGCACAGAATTCTAAAGTTGCAATTAAATCTGGACAGGGAGTTGGAAAAACCAGTATTGAGGCGGTTGCACTTCTTTGGTTTCTGTCATGCTTTCCATATCCGAGGGTAGTAGCTACAGCACCAACCAAACAGCAGCTACACGATGTGTTATGGTCTGAGGTGGCAAAATGGCAGGAACGTTCGCCGCTTTTAAAGAACATTCTTAAGTGGACAAAGACATATATCTACATGGTTGGCCATGAAAAGCGTTGGTTTGCTACTGCACGAACAGCTACAAAGCCGGAAAACATGCAGGGATTCCATGAGGACAATATGCTGTTTATTGTGGATGAGGCTTCAGGTGTTGCGGACCCAATCATGGAGGCAATACTTGGTACGTTGTCCGGTGAAAATAATAAATTACTGATGTGCGGGAATCCAACGAAAACTTCCGGCACATTTTATGATGCTTTTCATGCTGACAGAGCCATGTATAAGTATCATACTGTTTCATCTGCGGACAGCCAGCGGACAAATAAGCAAAATATAGAGGCTCTTATACGGAAATACGGAATAGAAAGCAATGTAGTTCTTGTCAGGGTTTTTGGAGAGTTTCCTAAACAGGAAGATGATGTATTTATCATGCTTTCACTTATAGAACAATGTGGAAGCAAGATCTATGAGTTGCCGGAAGACAAGGGTATGCCTTACATTATGTTTGGAGTGGATGTTGCACGGTATGGAAATAATGAAACTGTCATATACAGGAATGTCAAAGGGAAATTGAATTTGGCTGTTCGTAGACATGGACAGAATTTAATGGCAACTGTTGGAGATATAGTGGCCCAGTATAGGAAGGTAATTAAGGAATTTCCAGAATATAAAGGCCTTATCTATGTCAATATTGATGATACTGGCCTTGGCGGTGGAGTGACTGACCGTCTGAAAGAAGTAAAGAGAGAGCAGAAGCTGCACCGTTTAGTTATTATACCAATCAATGCTGCTGAAAAGATTGATACAGATACGAATGAAGGCAAAGAGGCGGCTGAATATTACAATAATCTGACTACACATATGTGGGCGGTCTTGCGGGATTTATTGGGAAATAAGCAGATAGAGATAGAGGATGAAGCAGATACATTTGCACAATTGTCTGTCAGAAAATATTTTATGGCATCTAACGGAAAACTAGAGCTTGAAAGCAAAGAAGAAATGAAAAAGCGTGGAGTAGATTCACCGGATAGGGCAGATGCTGCAGCACTCTCTGTATATCTCGGAAAAGTCAAGAAGTATACTGGAAGTGCGCCAAGCCAAAGCGCTTTGGATGGACTTGGAAAGTCAAGTTATTGGAGGTGATAAATCAGTGGCAAAAAGCAAGGAAATAGGGCGCGTAGGGCAACGGCGCTATGGTGGGACTTTTTACGAGGAATTTCTGCATGAGCTGCGTGGGAAAAGAGGAATAGAGGTCTACCGTGAAATGTCAGAGAATGACGACGTGGTAGGTGCCATCCTTTTTGCGATAGAAATGCTTGTGAGACAGTGCGACTGGAATGTAGAACCAGGCGGCGGCACAGCAAAGGACAAAGAAGCGGCTGAGTTTGTGGAAAGCTGCATGAACGATATGCAGGACACTTGGATAGACACCATTTCAGAAATTCTGTCATTCCTCACTTATGGCTGGAGCTTTCACGAGATTGTGTATAAGCGGCGCATGGGGAACACGAAGAACCCAAAGACAAAGAGCAAATACAATGACGGGCTGATTGGGTGGCAGAAACTTCCAATCAGGGCGCAGGAAACATTGTATGAATGGGAGTATGACGACGAGGATAACCTGCTTGGCATGACGCAGATGCCGCCGCCGGACTTTGGATTATTCACGATACCGCTGAGTAAGGCTATGCTGTTCCGGACGAAAAGCAGGAAGAACAATCCGGAGGGCAGGAGCATATTGAGAAATGCCTACCGCTCTTGGTACTTCAAGAGACGAATCCAGGAGATTGAGGGAATAGGCATAGAGAGAGACTTGGCAGGATTGCCGGTTATGCATGGACCGGAAGGGCTTGACTTGTGGGATGATACCATTGAGCAGAATGTCAAAGCAAGGGTAGGCATGGAGCAAATGGTGCGCAGCATCCGGAGGGATGAAATTGAAGGGGTTGTTCTTCCGCATGGATTTGAACTGGAACTTTTGAGTTCCGGAGGCACCAGGCAGTTTGACACGAACGCGATCATAAACCGCTACGACACCCGAATTGCTATGACGGTGCTGGCGGATTTTATTTTCCTGGGACATTCGGAAAACGGATCGTGGGCGCTTAGTTCTGATAAGACGGAATTGTTTGCAGTAGCAATCGGGGCTTTCCTGGATATCATTTGTGAGACATTCAACAGCCAGGGCATACCGCCGCTGATTGACATTAACGGAGAGCATTTTTCAGGAATCACGGAGTACCCGAAATTGGCACATGGCGATATTGAGGATATGGATATTACGAAAGTAGCGGCGTTCCTTAAAGACATGACAGGAATCGGCCTGCTGGTACCAGACGATGGGCTGGAGGATTACGTCAGACAGGTGGGTCATCTGCCAGAGAGGACATCAGACACCAGAAGCATTGATGGGAGAAGAAAAGACCTGCAGGAGCAGAACGAACCGCCGGAGCCGGAAACGGCCGCAGGTGAGGAACCGAAAGATGGCAGCAGTGGAACCACGGGGGAAATCCCGGATGAAGATGAAAAAGCAGAGGCGGCGAAAAAGAGATTAGGAAGGGGTGCAGGCAATGGCGTTTCGGATTATGCGGCCAAAGCGGCTGCGAAAGGCAAAGAGCGTGAACAGTCAAGAAGTCCTACGACGGCTTGAAGAATATCTAAAGACGGAGTGTGACGGGCCTGCCCGAATCCTGTGCGGATTCTGGAAAGACCAGCAGGACGCAATCACATACCAAGAATTACGGCAGGCGGTGCTTGACGGAACTCTGACTGTGGAAACGGTTGAGGAATGGCGGCAGGATTACTCCATACTTGTAACGGAAAGGCTGAGCTGCTTATGGACTGCGGCGCTTGTGGCCGGTTCTGCAGGACAGCCGGTACTTGACAGCATCATCTATGAGTTTAATATGCAGACACCTGGCATCATGGAATGGATCAAGGAGCGTGGCGCCAATTTTGTTACAGCCTGCACAGAACAGCAGAAGGACGCAATCGCAGCACTTCTCACAAAGAAAATGCGTGACGGGCATACAGTTGACGAGCTGGCAAGGATGATCCGCCCCTGCATAGGATTGACGGAGGGGCAGGCTGCAGCAAATGCAAAGTATTATGACAGCATTGTGGAAAACCTCAAAAAAGAGCATCCGAGAATGAAAACGGAGAGCATCCGGAAAAAGGCAAGGGAAGCGGCTCAGAAGTATGCCGAAAAACAGCACAGGTATAGGGCATTCACGATAGCACAGACAGAGAGTGCGTTTGCCTATAACCGTGGCGCAGACGAGGGGATAAGGCAGGCACAGGAACAGGGATGCCTGGGGGTGATGAAAAAGCGGTGGAGTACATCTGGTGATGATGCAGTATGTGCCATCTGCTCGGCACTGGAGGGTACGGAGATTGGCATGGACGATGAGTTCAATATCGGAGGCAGGGTTTTGTTCCCCGGCCACCATATGCTGCCGCCTGCACACCCAAGATGTGCGTGTGCGGTTGAGTACATCGAAGAAATTTTATAATGCAAGGAAGTGGGAAGATTGAAAAGGTTTTCAGATATTATTGAAAAGCGGTCCGGGGATGGTGCCATAAAGGGAAAGTTTAAGATAATGAAATCTGACGATGACAAGATGCTTGCCTTTGGCTGGGCAAATGTGTCTATGAGAGTTGACGGAGAACTGATTGAGGATTGGCAGGCAGATATCATAGAACCGGAAGAATTGGAAAGCGCAGCGTATGAATACGTCCTGCTCTACCGTGAGGGTGGGGAAATGCACGAAAGAGGAGGCGCTGCCGTGCTCATTGAGAGTGTTGTTTTCACGGAAGAGAAAATGCAGGCTATGGGTATTCCTGCAGGAACGCTTCCGATAGGCTGGTGGATTGGTTTCAAAGTCACGGATAAAGATGTCTGGGAAAAAGTCAAAGATGGCACATATCCTATGTTCTCAATTGAGGGAGAGGCAGAAAGGATAGAAATAGAAAACTGAGGGAATGCCTTATGCTTTATCGGAGCTATTAAATTTGCGATTCCACAGTTCCTGATTTATCTCTTGGTTTTTTTCCCATGCAAGCAGTACAAGAACAAACGCGCTTCTTAAATCTTCTTCCGGAATTTGGGATATAGCGTGTATGAGTTCGTTCCTGTCTGTTATGCTGATTAGATATTTGAAATCTTCGTAAGTGAACATTGCATTTTCCTCCAATAAGAAATTATATATTGGAATGAATTATATAAGTATTCAGAAAGAAATGCAATATAAAACCAGCACATTTTTCATGGTAAAACAGGCATCCGGCAGTGGGTGTCTTTTGTTTTATAAAATCCAAAGAAAGGAGGCAGTAAAGTGGCAACAAAACTTAAAAACTTAAGAATCAAGAAGGTAGATTTTGTGGACGATGGCGCTAATCCGGATGCCCACATCAGAATGGTAAAGCATAAAGATGGGGAACAGTCCGCAGGAAAGAGCAGCGGGAAAGGTTCTGGCTTTGTGGACCGCCTTCTTGGATTTATCGGAAAAGAGGCGGGAATGGACCAGGACGAGATTGACAGCGCAGTGAGTGAAATCCAAAAAGGCAACTCCGTGAGTTTCAATGAGAAAATCAATGAAGTAAAAAACGGGAAGATTGCTGATGAAATATGGGACACTTGTTATGCCCTGCAATCTTCCCTGTGTTCGGTTCTGAACGATGAAGAGATGGACAGTGCCAGTGCAGCAGCGGCAATGAAGGAGAGCCTTGACGAATTTACTGCATTAGTGCAGGAGTCAATCGAAAGCTGGTCCAGCGGCAAGGCTGTCAACATTGTCAAAAAGAGTGAAGAGGTTACTGAAACAGACCTGGAAATTATGAAGTCGGCGGCCGAAAGACTGCAGGCTGAAATCCGGAAAGCTGACAAAGGAACCAAAGAGCCGGATGAAACTGAGAAAGAGGAAGGAACCGGCAAGGATGGAACAGACAACAATAACCCGAAAGGAGACGAAGAGGAAATGAAGATTGACAAAAGTAAACTGACTGACGCAGAGAGGGCTTTCCTGGAGAGCATCGAGAAGCGTTACGGCACAGAGGAAGGAACTGGGGGCGGTGAGGATACACCGGCAGAACCGACAGCAGCAGAGCCTACGGCGAAATCCAAGATGCCGCAGGAGGCTGAGGCACCCACAGAGCAGGACAACGGCGGGGATGGGATCTACAAGGGGCTGCACCCGGCAGTGCAGGCAGAGCTGGAGGCATTGAAGAAATTCAGGGAGGCGGCCGAGGACAGGGAACTGAACCAGATTGCCGACAAGTACGCCATCATTGGCAAGAAGAAAGAGGAACTGGTGCCGATGTTTAAGAGCCTCCGTGCAGCAGGCGGCACAGCGTTTGACGACATGATTGCGGTACTTGACAATGCGGTGAATGTGGTGGAGAAATCTGGTGTATTTACTGAGGTAGGAAAGTCCGGCCATGGTTTTGCATCTGCAGGGCAGACGGAAGAGAAGATTGACACCATTGCCAAAGGCTACATGGAGAAGGATGCTTCTCTTGACTATACCTCAGCAGTCGCTAAGGCATGGGAGAACAATCCTGGGCTTATGGAGGCATACGAGGAAGAGGCAGGATTTTAAGGAAGGAGGATAAGACGAAATGAAAAGAAACATTAACGGGGCACAGATTAACCAGAGTGCCACAATCGTAGAGCAGGCAGGAGCGGCTATCGAGGATGTGAGAAACCGTATCCTGGCCTATGACGGGAACGGCAACGTAATTTTAGCAGCAGATGGCACAGCTATCCCGGTGGGCATTGCAATCATTGAGGCGGGAGTGAACGACATTTCCGGCACAGAGTCCGGCAAGGCAGAAGCTGGCGATGATGTTGACATCCAGATTAAGGATATTGGCTACGTCCTGGCTGGCGGGGCTATTGCCAAAGGGGATGAAGTCACAGCGTCCAGCGGCTTGGCTGTTAAGGCTGAGGCTGGTAATTATGTAGTGGGCATCGCACTCTCAACAGTGGAAAAAGATGATTACTGCAGAGTACAGATTGCCAAGTATCAGAAGGCTTAGAACAGGAGGTAAAGAAGAATGGCTAAAAGAACAGCAGCAGGCATCCAGGCAGACATTGCAAAAGGTGCTTTCAGACCACATACAGCGTTGTCCAATATGGCATTGGCATATTACCAGAGTGATGCGAACAGTTTTGCAAAGACTATGTTCCCAATTTGCCCGGTAACTTTGTCCTCTGACCATTACTACGTTTTCGGCAAGGAAGATTTGCTGAGGGACAACTGGCACAGAAAGCCAGCATACGGCAAAGTTGACCCGGCTGTGCTTTCCGAGCATACAGAAACCTATGCCTGCCAGGTGGACCAGATGATTATGGGTATTGACCAGATTAGGCAGACAGACCTTACACGCAGAATGGGGCCGAGGACAGCCGACCCGAAACAGCAGCGCACAAAGACGATGGCGGGGCAGGCGAATATCCATCAGGACCGGATTTTTGCAAACAAATTCTTCAGGAGTGGTGTCTGGGAACAGGAGTTTTCCGGTGTGGACAGCACCACTCCAACGGATAAGCAGTTTATTAAATTCAGCAATGGTAACAGTGACCCGGTTGCTTTTATAGACCAGAAAAAAACGGATATCCATGAGGAAACGGGCAGAATGCCTAACAGGCTTGCTTTGGGAGTGAATGTGTATCATGCGCTGAAAAAGCACCCGGCAATTCTGGAGAGGGTAAAATACGGTGGCTCTACCGCTAATCCGGCATCCGTTACATTGAATGTGCTTGCACAGCTTTTTGAGGTTGACAGGGTAACAGTGCCACGATCCATTATGAATAAGGCAGGGCTTGGACAGGCGGCAGATATGCAGTACATAGGCGACCCGAACGCTTTCCTGCTTGCTTATGCGACAGATACGCCGTCCATCGACGAGCCTTCCGCCGGCTATATCTTTACATGGGATATGCTGGGGAATGGCAATATCTTTCCGGTTCTCAACTATCCGGGAGAGAATGGTACGCATTCCGAGTTTATAGAGGGATTGATGGCTATGGATATGAAGAAAACAGCAGACGACCTTGCAATGTTCTTCAAGGATGCCGTGTAAGGGGGGAGATGCTATGAAACTGATTGCTAAAAAACCATGCAGTTTTGGAGGAAGACAGTTCTTTATTGGTAATGAGATACCGGCAGAGCTGGTTGCGGACCCGGTGACACAGGAGGGATTAGGAGTAATTACTATTGCCGATACGGACAACGGAGGGAAAACGGATGGACAGCCTGATGCCCCTGCTGGGCAGGTGTACACAGAGGAGCAGGTAGAAAAGATGCTCGCTGAGGCGGTAGATGAGGCTGTCAACAATACCATCGCAGAAATGGAGCAGAAACAGGATGAATTGCAACAGGCAGCCGCAGAACTCAAGGAAATGGGACCTGACTTATACCAGGGCACTGTCCAGATTTCTGTTAAAGGTGCATCTGACGGGGAGAATGGACAGGTTATGGCGGTTCCTGCAAAACCGGAGGAAATAACACAGGTATTTTCCGTTATGCAGATGAAGGCTGAGGAAGGCGCAAAGGCAATAGCAGAAATCCAGTCGGAGAATGTTTTGATACTCCTCCATGCTGCTGACAGCCGCAAAACAATCAAAGATGCGGCAAAAAAGCGGGCAGATAATTTATTCCCGGCAGAAGGAGTTTCAAACGGATCCGGCGGGGATAACGGATCAACAGGCGGCAATACGGAGGGAGCTGATGCCTGATGGCAGACCGTACCTATACATATGAGCCGGCAAATGTTACGGCATTAGGTAAAGACCGCATGAGGTTTGAACTGGGGGACACCATGGTAGAGGGAGGGGCTGATACGGCGGCACTGACAGATGAAGAGATACAGGCAGCATTAGGCACGTATCCAAAGGTATGGAAGAGGGCAAAGCTCATGTTGCTGGAGAGCCTGTACCGGCGGTTTGCATATGAAGTTGATACAAAAACCGGGCCGTTAACATTATCGCTGCAGGAAAGGGCAAAGGCGTGGAGGGATGATTATATGGCCCTGAAAAAGGAAGTATCAGCGGAGTCCTGCACGGCGCCTAAGTTTGGAGGCGGGGCACATAGTAAGCCGCCATATTTTTATGTTGGTATGCACAGGAATGAAAGGACAAATTCATGATTAATGCAAGAATGATGTATTTCAGGCCCGGAAATCTTTTTAAGGAATTCATTATTGAAACGAATACCCCAGTTGTTACGTCAACGGGGAGAGTAGCCAACAATTATGTGGGGGATGGCACAAACACATTAAAAGGATGCCTGGCGGATGCATCTGCTGACGACAAAGCAAAGCACAGCACCACGGACCATATGGTTACCCATACCATCGTACAGAATGGTTCTCCAAAAGCAAAACGCGCTGACCGGTTAATACTTGGTGGGCGCGTTTTTTATATTGTGGATATTGATGATGCAGGTTCGTTTGGAATAGCGACACTGTATTATGCGGAAGAAAGAATGGATGTAAAATGATTAACCTGTGGGTTCAGACAGATGCCAGAGGCAGTCCCGGCGCTGCTGTCCGCATAAAGGTAAAGGATATAAAAAAGGATATTAACCGGCAGGCGGCTTCAAGGGGGGTCATGGCAGTAAATGCCATACGGAATGCGGAACTGGAAGTATTGAAAGGGCAGCGCAGTGGCAAAGTCTATAAAAAGCCGGGGACACATGGAGCAGCAAATAAAGTGACCCGTGAGCTGCGTGCAGAATATGGACATAAGCTAAGAGGAGGGCAGCTGTACCGGGCATCTGCCCCAGGAGAAGCTCCTGCCAGACGGACAGAAAATTTGCGCCTGCACTGGAGCGGTGATGTCAGATGCGACAATAATTCCAGTGGAGGAGTAAGGGTTTCTGCAGTACTGGAGAGTCAGGAAAAATACGCTGCTTTTCTTGAAAATGGCAAGGGAATGGCGCCAAGGCCTTTTGTGGATAAAATCAAGGAAAAAGCAGTGCCGGAAATTAAAAAAATATACAATGGACTGCATTCATAAGGAGGTGGAAAGCAGATGGCACTGGTAATTGAAAAGCCCGCTGCGGCTTATGACCTTACGCAAATTAAACCGGGATATCTGTTCTATGGCAGGCACAGAACCTGGGATGAAGGGAAATCCGGGATTGTTACCTCAGTAACGGAAAAGCAGCTGACGGTACAGTATTATCCGGGTATTGCAAATGTAACAAACCATTTTGTAATTCCTGCTGAGGAAATCATTGCAGATGAATGGGAGGTGCGCTGGTCTGCGGATATGTCTGAAATATCCGGATTAAGAGCGGATGCAGGGCAGGAAGGGGCAGAGGTGAAGGATGAATCTGGCAGAGCTGATTAATAAGAGGTTTTCAGAATCGGAAGGTTTAACGAAGCACCTGGCTGTTTTTTCAGAAACACCGGCAGTTTTCAGCCCGGAACCGCCAGGGGATGGCCACGAGGGATGGGGTGGGAAAACCCATTATCCCATGGCTGTCTATAATTTTGACCTACAGGCAAATGAAGAGAGAAACAGTGCAGGTACTTTAATAGTCTCTCTTTACTGTCAGAACACAGTCGGTGTGGTGCCTGAAAAGATTGAATCGGAAGTAAGGGAGTGCCTGCGTGATGTTCTGTTAAAACCGGACGGAGAGTCTCTGTATGCCTTTACATGGGCAAAAACAGAGGCTTTTTCAATGCCAGAGGAAAAAAAGGATATTCTGATTGGCTGCGATATTTATTTTGATATATTGGAGTATACCAGCCAGGAAACAACAGACCCTGACCCAGTGATGGCGGCCAGCCTGTATGTTAAGGAGCTGCATCCGGAGTGTACCGTAATTGGCATTGACCGGATGGAGGAAATTACAGAAGCGTCAAAAGACAAGCCGGTTATTTATTGCAGGCTGCTGTCACTTGATAAGGCAGAAGAAACAAATACGGTTGTATGGATGGATGGGAGAATAGCCATCCATATTTTATGCCCGGACAGTGGAAAACGGATGAAGATGGCAGCTGCTGTCACTAACAGGATGTCACTTGACGGGGAAATTATCATGCTGGATAAATCGCCAATGTTCATCCGGCGGTTACAGGTAAATTATAAATCGGATTATCTGAAAGATGGCCAGATTTTCATAACAGGACATTACGGGTTGCTCCGCTATAAGAGAAAAGGGCATACCCTTGGCCAGGTGAAATATTCAGATTATTAAAGGAGGGATGGGAAGTGTCTAAAACAGCTACGGAAACCGGCAGACAGGAAGCAAAAACGAATCCGGCCGGTTTGGAAACAGACGGCACCACGGATGGCAAGGCAAAAGGAAAGCAGGCGGAGTCGGAATATACAGCTAGGGAGCTTGCGGCGAATGCGGAAATGCTTTTTGCAACACGTCCTGAGTGCGTGGCAGCGGCACTCAGGGAAAAGGAAATCACAAAATGCACTAAAGAAAGGGCAGAAAAAATTGTTAGGGCATTCATGAAAAGGGAGGTTAAGTAATGGCAGGAACATTTATTATTGGGGAGCAGAAAGTCCGGCCGGGCTCCTATTTCAATATCGGTACAAAGGACGGCAGTTCTGCTGATGTGGTTAATGGAGTGACTGCGGTTATCTTTCGCTCGGATTTTGGCCCGCTTGGTGAAGCGGTTGAGTTTGGCAAAGATGAAGGCTATGAGGATATATTTGGCACAGGTGGGACAACAGATGCCATCAAAGAGGCCCTTAATGGAGGGGCAAAGACCATAATTGCGTGCAGGCTTGGGAGTGATGGGATGCCTTCGTCTGTTGCGCTGAATGCCGTCGGAGATGAGGCAGCAGTTACCATTCAGACTAAGTATCCTGGAACAAAAGCATTCAGCGTGACTATCCGTGAAAAAATAACGGATGCTTCGGCCAAGGAATGCATTATTTATTCCGGTATCAGGGAATTTGAAAAAGTTACATTTACAGCCGGGAATGGTGAGGCAAAAGCGTTAGCTGAAGCGTTGGCAGCTACCAGCTGTTTTGTGGCAAAGGTCATGGACAATATGGAGGATGCAGTATTGTTAAATGTTTCACAGAGTGCATTTTCCGGCGGGGCTGACCCTGCTGTCACAACCGAGTCCTATTCGGATGCGTTTGAGGTAGTAGAACCTTATGTATTTAACACAATCTGTGTTGATACGGAGGAGCCAGCCGTCCATATGCTTTTGCAGGCATTTCTTAACAGAATTTTTGAGAATGGTTCCCTTGCGCAGGCTGTTATTGCCGAGAAGGATTCCCTTGACATAAAGATCCGGGAAAACCGTGCGGCATCCTATAATGACGAAAAGATGAATTATGTGCTCAATCCAAAGGTTGATGTGCAGGGAACGGTAATGGACGGATACCAGACTGCCGCAAGAATTGCCGGAATGATTGGCGCTGTAGCCTCCAACCAGTCACTGACCCATACTGTGTTAAAGGACTGCACCAATGTACTGGAACGTCTGACGCCTTCACAAATGACAAAGGCAGAAACAATGGGATGCATTGTGCTGTCCATGAATCCTGTTAAGCAGGTATGGATTGATAATGCAATCAATACCCTCATTACTCCGGCAGAAAACCAGGACAAAGGATGGAAGAAAATCCGCCGCGTGAAAACCAGGTTTGAGATGCTCCGCCGCTGTAACCAGACAACAGATAATCTTGTTGGAAAGGTAGATAACGATTCCAATGGAAGAAAGACGATTATCAGCAATCTGAATGCAGTGGGTTCAGACATGATAAGCGAAGGAAAACTGAAATACTTTAATGCAGCGGAAAGTTATATGTTTGAATCCGATGGCGATTCCTGCTGGTTTCAGATTGACGTTGTGGACAAAGATTCGGCTGAACACATTTATGCAATGTATAAGTTCCAGTTCAGCACAAATTTAGAATAGGAGGTAGCAGCATATGATTAACCCACAGGCAGCCGGTGATGCGAGGCATGCAAGAACCGGCAAAGACGGCGCAATTTATAATGCAGACGGCATCCTTATTGCAACTGTTGAGTCTTTCACGTCAAATGTATCCTGGAATAATGCAAAATATTCCGTGCTCGGTGATGCGCAGGAGCATGAAACGGCGAATACATTTGCGGTTAACCTTACCATGTCACAGGTTGTTGTAGAAGATGATGCATTTATTGTAGAAATGATGGAAGCGTTGGAAACACAGATTATGCCAAGCTGGAACTTCCAGGGGTCATTACTGGGAAGAAACGGTTCAGAGGAACGCGTATCCTATTATGAGTGCGTGCCGTCAGGGCAGGTTGATTTACAGAATATTGCAGTTGGTGACGTAATTAAGAGAAACTGGAATTTCTTTGTAAACCGCCCGCCAAAATTATCAAGCCTGCTGTCAGTGGACAGAGGTTAGCAAACATAATATGGCATAGTTTTTTGCCAAAGGGAAAGTGATATATGCTGCTTTCCCTTTTATTTTTCAGAAATGGAGGAAGGAAAATGTCAAATAAGAATAATTTCAGGCCGAAAGTAACTATAGGGACTGCACCTGCGCAGGAAACCGTGGCAGAGGACACAACAGCTAAAGCAGAGGAGCGTGAATTTTCTGATAAGGAATCTGCAAACCAGCTCAGGATGGCGGAGGATGATTTCATCCAGGGGCTTATTGATGCGACGGCATATGTGAAGGAGGAGAAAAAAACAATTGAGATTGCCAGAAAAGACCCAAGGACAGGGAAAAGCAGGGTGTGTTTCAAATTCACTGTCCGTCCATTATCCGAAAAGGAATATGACAAGTGCAAGAGAAATAACACAAAATATATCCGTAATAAAAGTCTCGGCATACATATGCCGGAGAATACGGACAGCGTTAAGTACAGGGACCAGATTATTTATGAGGCCACCATTCCGGAGGACCGTGAAAGGTTGTGGGATAACAGAAAGGTATGGGATTCCCTGCGCAACCAGGGCCTGCAGATTATGAACGGGCTGGATGTCATAGAGTATGCCTTAAAAGCCGGGGAGAAGGAAGCAATCATTGATAAAATTGATAAGCTTAGTGCATTTGAAGATAATCTGGAAGAAGTAATAAAAAACTAATCCGCGCCGGTGGAAAATTATGCCTGCTGCATCATATTTACCAGCGGACAGGAGAGACACCGGATGAATTCTACCAAAGGCCGAAAGGCATCCAGAGTTTCATTCTTGCATCCACAAAGATTGTGTTAGAGGAACAGGGCGGAGGTGAGGACAATAACTGAGACGGTAAGAATTGAGATTCCCATTGAAACAATAGATGATACAGAGCCGGAATTGTCAAACCTTGTCAAGAAACTTGGAAAAGTAGGAAGGGCGGCTGATGATGCCGGAAAATCTGCACAAAGGGCAGGGGACAGGGTATCGAGGTTTGACAGGTCTGCGGAAAAAACGCAGAAGAGCCTGGCAAAGTGGGCAAAAGAAAAATATGAAATTATACTTGAGGCAAAGGAGCGTATTACTCCGGTACTCAGGACAATAGGAAGCGGCCTCCGGGGCTTCGCAGGAAAAACCTGGGGAGTCACCCTGAAGGCCGTTGACTTGGTTACATCTCCCGTAAGGGGCATTCTGAACCTTCTGAAAAAGCCTGTTTTCCAAGTAGGGGCAGTCCTCGGAGTCAGTATCGGCATGAAAGATACGATTGATACATACAAGGACTTTGAGGCTGCCATGTCACAGGTATCTGCGGTAAGCGGCGCCACAGGTTCAGATTTTGATAAACTGAATGCAAAAGCAAAAGAGATGGGGGCCACAACGAAATTTACGGCAACGGAAGCAGCCGAAGGCTTCAACTACATGGCAATGGCCGGATGGAAAACCAAAGATATGCTAAATGGCATTGATGGGATTTTAAGCCTGGCCGCAGCGTCCGGGGAAGACCTTGGAACAACTTCGGATATTGTAACAGATGCTTTGACGGCATTTAACCTGAAGGCAAAAGATGCCAACCATTTTGCTGATGTGCTTGCACAGGCTTCAGCGAATGCGAATACAAATGTGTCAATGCTTGGAGAATCCTTTAAGTATGTTGCCCCGGTAGCAGGCGCCATGAAGTACAGTGTGGAAGATGTTTCCCTTGCACTGGGGCTTATGGCAAATTCCAGTGTTAAAGGCTCTATGTCAGGTACGGCACTAAAAACCGCGCTTGCCAATATGGCATCACCGACTGACAAAATGGCGGCCGCAATGAAGAAATACAATATCAGCCTGAAAGACGGCCATGGAAAAATGAAGACGCTGAAAGGCGTTATGGATAATCTCCGCAGTGGGCTTGGCGGCTTATCGGAAGCAGAACAAACCGCAGCGGCAAGCACTATTTTCGGCAAGGACGCTATGGCAGGCATGCTGGCAATCATCAATGCCAGTGAGAAGGATTATAATAAGCTGACTAAGGCAGTCAATAATGCTGACGGCGCATCAAAGGATATGGCTGACACTATGCTTGACAACATGGAAGGGTCTATAACCCTTCTGCAGAGTGCGCTTGACGGCGCAAAGCTTTCCTTAGGGGAAAGGCTGTCCCCATATGTGAGGGGTGCTGCAGACTGGCTCACTGAAATGATGCCGGATGTAGAATCGGCACTGGATGATTTGATGGACTTCGTTGACAGGAAAGCTGCCAAACTGCAGGCAAAATTCAAAGAGATTTCTTCAACCGGTGAGTGGGCAGATGCCGATTTCTTTGGAAAGGTTAAAATAGCCTGGGATGAATTCATTGCAGAACCGTTTGCAGAATGGTGGGAAGGCACAGGAAAGGCAAAGATAGCAGATGCTTTGGGCAATTTTGGAGAAATACTGGGTACCGGACTGCATACAGGAATCATGGCACTTCTTGGGTTTGATGTGTCGGATTCTGTGAATGAAGGGGCAAACATAGGAAAGTCATTTGCCAAAGGATTTGCAGAGGGCTTCGATTTTGAAGAAATAAGCAGCAAGCTGTGGGAAGGACTCGGAAATATTGTGAAGAATGCAGGGAAGCTGCTTCCGGGCGGTGAATCTGCGGATTTATCTTCTTTATTGTCTGCCGCCATGCTGGCAAAGATAGCATCACCAATTATCAGTGCCGGTTCTGGTGCTGCCAGTCTGGGACGGGCAGTATCAGGCGCAGGAAGCGGTTCCATGTTAGGAACAATAATGGGTTCAGCAGGTGCAGGAACTGGACTTGCAGGACTGGGTGCAAATACGGCCATTTCGTTAGGGGCGGGCAACCTTGCAGGAGGAGCTTCACTGAGTGCAGGGGCATTGAGCGGTATCGGCCTTGGTGCCATAGCAGGAGGAGCCGTAGGTGGCGCTGCAGTTGTCAGTGGCGGCATGGATATTTATAAGGCCGTGAAAGCGGAGAATTTGGACGAACAGAATGCGTATGCGGAATCTGCCACATGGAAAGTCGGAGGAGTTGCCAGCGGGGCCGCAATTGGAGCAGGTATCGGTTCTGTAGTTCCTGTTCTTGGCACAGCGGTAGGTGGTCTTATTGGCGCCGGAGTTGGAGGTATCGTTGGTTTTGTCCAAGGTAATAAGGCAATGGAAGAGTATGAGGAAAAACTGGAATTAGAAAGGCAGGAGGCAGAAAAAGCACAAAAGGTTTTTGATGCAACAGGCCGTTCCATCCGGGATGTAAGATTTGAGTCTGAGATTCTGACAAAAGCCATGAATGATTCTGAGGTAAGTGCTGAACAGCTTGGGCTTATGTTGCAGGAGGCAGTGAGCGATAAACTGAACAGCAGTTTTGGTGATATTTCACTTTCACTGGAAGAAATCAAGGGACTGGCCGATGATATCGTTTTTGACGGACAGACAAAGAGTATCAGCAAATTTACGGAAGCGGTCCAGAGTTCAGAGGGGTCTTTTAAAACCCTTCAAAACAGCATTGATGAACTGGATAAGGCAAACTGGGAGGTCGGGCTTGGCATGAAACTGGATAAGACGGATAAGGAGAACTACAGAAATGCCGTTGATTCCTATGTGGAAAGTGCGAAATCTTATGTAAAAAATAAGCATTACGAAGCTTCTGTCGCAATAGAACTTTTGGTTGGGGATTCAGACAGCGGCTATACGGACAGTCTTGATGATACGTATAACAGCCTGAATAAAAAAATAAAGAATTGGGACAAAAAGCTTGATGCTGAGATGAAAGTTGCCTTAAAAGACGGAATTATAGACCTGGATGAAGAGAAAGAGATAACACGCCTGCAAAAGAAGATTCAGAATATCACAAATAAAGTGGCTTCAGCAGAGGAAGAGGCTTCTTTTGCGTCTTTAAAGATACGGTATAGCGGCTCTGACCTTGATGCAGAATCATTCGCCAGCCTTCAGGAAGAAATACAGGCAAATGTTGACAGCATGACAGAAAATTATGACAGTGCATTGCAGATAAGCCTTACGAATCTGCAGCTGCAGTTGGATGAAGGTGAGATAGACCAAAAGCAGTATGACAAGATACTCCAAAAAATATCAGATGGTTATAACAAACAGATTGGGGAATTGCAGGCAAGAGCCGAAGATTTCCAACTGGATGCCATAGCAGAGGCATTCAGCAGCCAGCTGGAGGGGATTCTTCCGGAAATAGAAGGCACAACCTCTGAAAAGCTGAAAGAGGCCATGCATAATGCCTTGTCAGTGAAACCGGATGCCACCCAATGGACAGCAGAAGATGTTACCAAATGGTTTGGTTTGGACGGTCTTGACACAGTAACACAGGATGCGGTTGCTGCCATGCTGCAAAATACGGCGCTGACAGTTCCGGACAGTGTTGCAGCTTCCCTGCAGGCAAACGCACAGGCACAGTTCCAGACAATGCTAAATGATGCGACTATGTATGCCCCATTCCTGTCTGCAGGGAATTCTTATGGTACATCCATGACAACCGGAATAACAAATAGCATACAGGCAGGTTCAGCACTGCTTCGGACGGCAGCTGAAACTTCCGTAAGTACAGCATTTGCCACACCATTCAGTGTGATGGCAAATGTAAATGTTACACCGAATTATAGTTATACCAGCAGCCAGTTGCCGGCACTGAAACTGAATCCTTCCGCATCCGGAGGCATAGACAAAGAAAGCAGCGAATTGCTGTCAAAGAATGCAGCGGGCGGTTATGCTGCAACTAAACAGTTATCATGGCTGGCTGAGGAAGGCTATGGGGAGTATGTTATTCCAACAAATCCAAGCAGGCGGACAAGGGCCATAGAGCTGTATGAGCAGGCCGGGCGCGCGCTGGGAGTAAGCGCCCATGCAGCAGGCGGTTATGTACCTGGGGCATATGACGGTGTAATCCTGCCATTTGCAGGCAGAAATGATGATAACCTAAATTTCATCAGCCGGGCATTAAAAAATGCCCCTGTGGCCAGTAACGAATCCACAGAGTGGGATTATGGGGAAGGCCAGCCGGTTTCATATAGCCCGGCAGATCCGAAAGGCAGTAATGTATCTGGCGCATCCGTTCAGATTAATGTTTCGGTGAATCCGGAATTTAATATCAGCGGTTCGGAAAGCCAGGACGAGGAAAGTGTTATGGCTGTAATAAAACGCCATATGAAAGAGCTGGCAGATGATTTGGGCGGCGAAATTGCTGTACAGATTGGGGATGTATTTTCCAATATGCCAATGGAAGGGGTTTAGGACATGAAAATAAAATTAAAGGCGCATGGTGACAGTCCGTTTTATTTTTCTGTCATGCCGGAGCAGATTCAGTGTAAGGCTTCTGCAAAGTACCAAAGCTTTGAAATACTATCCAAGGGCACTGTAAAAGTGCCCAAGGGTACGGAGGCAGAGGAAGTGTCCTGGGATGGGGAGTTTTTTGGCGAAGTGAAAAAGGATGAATATGTTGTCCAGACGAAGTACTGGATGGAGCCGGGTGACTGTGTGTATATCCTTCTCCAGTATATGAAAAAGAAGACCATACTGACACTTATCGTTACGGATACATGGATTAACATGGATGTGACTATTTCATCCTTTGACACCGTTGCCTATGGTGCATACGGGAATATCAAATATTCTATTTCCTTTGCAAAAGTAAAGCCTTTGAAAATCTATACTACAAAGGAATCCAAAATAGGCAGGAAGAAAAAGACAAAATCCCGGAGTTCCAAGAAAAGCAGTTCCTCTAAATCCCCATATGTGGTAAAAAAGGGGGATACGCTGATTGCAATAGCAAGGAAAAATAACGTGCCATGGCAGGCAATCTATAAGAAAAATAAAAAAACGATTGAAGCAGCAGCACAAAAGCACAGAAAATCGGGTTCTGACAACGGGCATTGGATTTATCCCGGAACAAAATTGGTAATGCCGTAGGAGGTGGCATGGCATGGTAGATTTGTATAAGGTCAAATATAAGGTTGAGGTAGTTGGGAGTGATTCCAGGAAGTACAACATAACGGATTACATACAGAATCTTGGCTGGGAAGAAAACGATAAGGAAATCTCCATGCGTTCTTCCTTCACTGCAAGAAATGACAAGACATCAAAAGGCTATTTGTCCGGCATTATTAAGCCGGGGTGCCTTGTCTGCATTTATGCTAAGGCAGGCGGGAGCTATGAGGAAGTAGCAAGGGGGAATGTGGTAACGTGGGAGGGAATTAACCAGAGCAGCTCCCACGATTTAAAGTGTACATCCTATGATGATTTATATAGCCTTCAAAAGAGCCAGGACAATTTCTTTTTTGGTTCAGGCACAGGAACCAGGGCGAGGATTAACAAGGTATTGAGAGCATGGAATATTACCCTTTCATCCTATAACGGCCCAAATAAGAAGCATGGCAAAAAGGCATATAAAAACAAGTATCTGTCAGACATCATCCTTGATATCCTGGATGATGCATTTAAGAAGGGTGGGGAAAGGTGCATTATCCGGGCGAAAAAAGGGAAGATAAAAATTATCCCAAGAGGAAGCAATAAAGATGTGTATGTATTCAAAGCGAATAACACGAAAGTAGTGAACCATGTAATCAGTACCGCCAATATGGTTACCAGGGTAAAAGTTATAGGGAAAACGAAGGAAAAAGGAAAAGAGAAAGTGATTGCTACAGTTAATGGGCAGACCAAGTATGGAATCCGTCAGCGGATTTACACCAGAGGTTCTGATGAGTCCCTGGGTGCGGCAAAATCGGCTGCAAAGGATATTCTGAAGGAAGATGGAAAGGCTGAGAGGGAAATAACGGTGCAAAGCCCGGATGTTCCATTTATCCGAAAGGGGGATTTGGTATATATGCAGGTTGGCAGCCTGAAAGGCTATTATTATGTTATGGGAATCCGCCATGATGCAGATGCCGGCAGTATGTCAATGGATATAAAAAAGAAAGGGTGATGTGGAGTGGGATTTCAATCGAACCAGGGGATTAGCAGGCTGGCAAACGTTTTGTCAAACAGGATGAGGGGCTATGCAGAATCCCCTTATGTTTTGGATTTCGGCTCTATTCTTGCCAATGGAAGCCTTCTGACCAATACATTTCCAAAAGAAATACCACAGGGTGAATATTTGGTGCTGGAACATACAAAGCTGCTGGAAGCGGGGGACAGGGTGCTGGTATCATGGGTTGATTCAGAAGCGGTTGTCACAGGCATACTGGCAAAATAATGGAGGGAGCCAAATGGACAATGAGCTTTTTCCGGTAATTGATGTACCGGATATTGCAGAGGAAGAAGAGGAATATGACACGGAATATAAAAGAAGTGTCAGATGGGACCCGGATACCGGTGATTTTGTACGTGACGGCTCCAATAACATGGTGGAGTGTGACGGAAAAGAATCATATATGATTTGGTGTTACAAGATGGTCCAGACAGAGCGGTACTGCCATATGTCCTACATGGAAGAAGTTACAGGGGTTGACCTTGGTGTGGAAATGGAGGAGGCGCTGGGTGAAAGTGACCATAAGATAACAGAATCCATGATCACAAGGACGGTTACGGAAGCGCTTATGGTAAATCCGCGGACAGAATATGTCCGAAATTTTGTGTATGCATGGGAAGGCGATGAGCTGCATTTTACTTTTGAGGTAAAAGGAATTGATTTTGACAAAGATATCACTATATCGTTATAGGGGGTGGGAACAGATGCAGATGGATTTTACAGCACCGGATTTTATAGAAGGGAATTCGCCGGAGGATATACACGAAAGAATGATGAAAAACCTGCCGGCAGATATTGATGATACACCGGGAGGTTTCCCATTTGACTTTACGATGCCTGCGGCTATTGAGAAGTCTGATTTTATACAGTACTATCTCGTGAGGGCATTAATGATATCCTTTCCGCAGTTTGCATGGGATGAATGGCTTGATTACCATGGCATACAGGTTAACCTTACAAGGCATCCTGCAAGAAAAGCGTCGGGCAGGGTTCTGGTTACCGGGGAGGCAGGAACGGAAATAGAAGCAGGGACAATTTTCTGCGTGCCGGCTACAGAGTATACCCCTGCCCTGGAATACAGCACAGATGAGGACTGCACCATTGGTGGGGATGGAACGGTATTGGTAGCTGTTACTGCTGTGGAAGAAGGCCCTGAGTCAAACGTAAAGGCAAACTCCATATCCATTATGGATGAGCCGGTGGATGAAATTACAGCAATTACAAATCCGGAAGCAGTTTTGGGAGGGGCAGAAAGGGAAAGCAATGATAACTTTTACGACCGCATAGCGGAAGAATACGCCAACAGCCGGACATATCTTGGGAATGATGTTGACTATGTACGCTGGGCAAAAGAAGCAGGAGCCGGCGACTGTATAGTGGATGCCTGCTATGATGGCCCTGGGACGGTAAAACTGGTGCTTGTGGATACGAATGGGCAGCCGGCTGGCGCTTCCCTGCTAGAAGATGTGTATAACTATATTGTTTCACCGGAAGACCGGATGAGGAGGCTGCTTCCGACGGCCTGTGCAAAATTAACCTGCGTTGCGGCGGTATCAAAGCCTGTCAATTATACCTGCACAGGCCTTCTTTTGTCAGACTTTGCCAGCATACCGCAGGTTGTCGCTGCATTTGAAAAGCTTGTTAAAGACGTATACAGGGAAGCCAAGAAGGGAGGGGTTTTAAGGTATAATGATATCCGTCCGCTGGTCAGTGAAATTAATGGGGTAGAGGATTTTGATTCATTCCTTGTAAATGATGGGATGGGGAATATCATCCTGCAGAGTGAAGAGTATCCGGAAACAGGAAGTTGTGAATTCAGTTAACGGAGGTTGGATATGGAGAAATTTGATATTGAGAATTTTCCTACAAGCCCAAGCGCCATACGTATGATGGAATCTGTTTCTGAGGATTTTTATGAAAATTCCTATGTTGGCAAATGGCTGTATCAGGTTATGGGGTTGGAATATGATGCTGTTCTGGATATTTTAGAGGAACTTCCAAAGCAGTTCTTCCCTGAGACAGCTACATGGGGGATTCGTTATCACGAGGAAAAATGGCAGCTTCCAGTAATGGAAACAATGGAAATTGAGGAACGGCGTAGGCGGATATATGAAAAAAGGGACTTTAAGGCACCCATGACACCGTATAAGATGGAGCAGTATCTGAATCGTGTTACCGGGATGGAATTTCATGTGCTGGACTGCCACGACTCCGGAGGGTATGTATTTCACCCAGAACACCCCAATGTTTTCAAGGTTATATACATATTGGAGGATTTACCGGGTATGGATACAAAGCGGGCAAGGAAAATACTGGACAGAATCAAGCAGTCGCACACGGCATATATACTCACCGGGCTTATTATCATTATCATGGATAACCGTGCCACAGGGCATATACACGTACAGAAACTATGTATCCATTTTGCCATTCCTTTTCAAATAGCATGGCTCCTAGATGGCGAATACTGTCTTGATGGTGAGAAGCTGTTAGATTCATCAGTCAAATTTGGAATGTTCACAAAGCCAAATGATACCAAAGCCATACATAAGGGTATCAATATGCGGCATTATGGGCAGTTTGGCAGTGCGGGCGTCACCATAAAAAAGAATGCATGGTTCCTTGACGGGGAGAATTTACTGGATGGAAGCAGGCTGCTAAACGCAGAAGTAACATATGAGGCAATATAGGAGGGATAAGAGATGGCAGAAGCAGTAGTAACATTGGCAGCAAGAAAAAAGATAGTACGTGCAAGGGCAGGGGAAATCACCCTTCCCAAAATAGTGGGATTTGCTTTTGGGGATGGCGGTGTGGATGCTTCCGGGAATCCCATAATGCCGACGGCAGAGCAGGCAGTTCTAGGCCATGAGCTGCTCAGAAAAGGCATTGACGGCTACATAATGCTTTCAGATACACAATGCAGATATGAGTGTACCTTATCAAACAGTGAGTTAGCAGATGAAAATATCAGCGAACTTGCTGTGTATGACGAGGATGGTGATTTGATTGCAATTAAGACTTTCAGGCCAAAAGGGAAAGACGGCGATATGGAGATGATGTTCCAGATAGATGACATATTCTAGGGGGGTGAAGGACAGTGGCGGTATTTGATGTAAAAGGCAGTTATACTGAAACAATGGAAAAATTTAATACGTCTGACCAGGGTCATGCCGATGTGTTTAATAAGAGAATGCAGGTTCTTTTGGATAATGACAAATATATAAAAGAAGAAGTAGGCAAATGTCCCAGGGGAAATGGTTTGGAATTCAGCGTAGTAGACGGCATTTTGAATGTGACATTTGACAATGGCAAGGAGGAGTAGGAATGGCAAAGGAAACAATACAGATAGCGGATAAACCTACATTAGATAAAATCCTGGAATTTTTGCTGGGTGATGAGGCCGGGCTTTCTGTTTTGAAAAGCCTGCTTATGGAAAGCGCTGACAAGGCAGAGACAACGACAGACGGATTAAAAGAAGTGAATAGTGCTATAGATAAGATAGCAGGCTATCTTACCAGTAATGCATATGGATTGAATGCTATCAAGGCAGCAATCAGCGGAAGGGCCAATGAGAGTACGTCAACAGCAATCAAGGCATCGCTGGAGAACAGTACATACGGTTTGAATGCTTTAAAAAATGCAATAACCGGGCGGGCAAATGAAACGACGGCTGCGGCAGTGAAGGCATTGCTGGAGAATGGGACGTATGGACTGAATGCGCTGAAAAC